GTGCTTAGCTGTGACCATATGTATACCCTCCGTTACTCGGACATTAGTGATTCTAAGTATTTCTGTCATATTTTGATACAATTTTCTGGAGGCTTTTGGAAGTAGATTAGGAGCGAAGTATGACTGTTGCCGAACCCAATACCGTCCCCGTAACTGTTGTTAATTCTTCTGAGGTTGAAATTGTGGGGTCGGTGACGATCTCGGCTCTTCCATCTGTTACGATCGCAGCGTTACCATCTGTGGTTGTGTTGTCTATGCCAGATGTCGACGTCTCTTCGATGCCCACCGTAAACATCAATATTCTTTCAGACCTCCCCGCCGGATCTCAGCAGGAGGTAGTTAGTAGCGGAAACGTTGCTAACGCCACTGCTTCAGCCACACTTTCGGCCTCAGAAGGCGCCATTACATACATAACTGGATTTGAAGTTACTGGTTCTGGGTCTACCTTGGGATCTGTGGTTACCGTAACCGTAACCGGACTAATAGGAGGAACTGCCTCCTATGCTTACACCTTCGCTGCTGGTGCGGCGGCGGCAAACCAGCCTCTAGTTGTTGCGTTTGCAAAGCCGATTCGCGCTAGCTCTACGAATACTCCAATAGTTGTCAGCTGCCCAGCGGGCGGACTCGGGAACACTCATAACTCTGTTGTAGCTCACGGCTACTCAATGTAACTACAAACTCCTTGGGAGGGCCTGTGCCTGTAATCGACCACACGTATCTGAAGCAACCTAATTACTTCTACTGTGGGCCGACTGCTACAGCTATCGCGCTGAATGCCCGAGGCCAGATCTACTCTCTTGATCAGATGGCAGCAGAGCTGCATACGACAGAAAACGGTACAGATTCAGTAAATGACGTCACAAGGACCCTAAATGGCCATCTTGGGACAGTTTATGAGTCAGTTTTCATCGGCGGTGATGATGCAACACCAACTGAAGCTAACAAATTGTGGTTGGATGTTATACACGCAGTGACTGAGGGTTTCGCCGTCGTAGCTAACGTAATCGGTTCTATTAGAACTTCAGATGGCTGGACGTACAACTACCCTACCGGACATTACGTCACTGTCGTCGGAACAGACGACGTCTCTTCTGTTTATGTAGCAGATGTAGACAAACGGGAGTACTGGATAACTGTCGGACAGTTGGCGACATGGATTGCCAGTCGTGGCTACTCTGCGCCTAATTTACTGCTAACTACTGCTAAATTAGCCGAAGAAACTTCCAAAACACTCTACGACGACTCCCAACAGACTATTTTTGGTGTAGATTTATCAGATTTCGACTCAGATAGGGGAAATAACCCTTCTGTGGTCAGTAATTACAAATCAGACGGCATCAGTTTCGTAACACACAAAACAGTGGAGGTGACGTCAAACGTCACCTATCGACACACAAAACTAAAGGGAATGCTAGAGGCTGCTAGAGATTCTGGAATTCCATTCCTCGGTGGGTATGTTGTCCCAAGAAGTGGCGTTTCGGCCGAAAGGATCGCAGATGAGCATATTTCATTCCTTGACACGTGGATTCCGTGGTGGAGGACATTCCCTGGCTTCTTCCATCAAGTTGATCTGGAACTTTGGGATTATGATGCTGTTTCTGCTGAAATTGGCAACGAAGTCCTCCAACAGCTGCTGCTGAAGACTGGTCAACCAGTAATTTTGTATGCAAGCAAGGGCCAATATGGCTCTTCCGCCCTCTCAGAGAGACGCTGGAACGCGAACTACCCCTCGGAGTCATCTCTCCCTTACCGGGAACTTTATAACTCCGTAGGAGGCAACTCAGGGCCAGGATGGACTGAGTATGGAACGCCATCTAGGGTTCCTGAGATTTGGCAGTACAGCTCGAAAGCTGTTGTTGCTGGAGTCGGCACTACCGATGTCAACGCCTTCCGAGGTTCAGAGTTGGCTTTCGCTAAGATGCTCGGAATTAAAACAGAAGACTCAACTCTAGAAAACGAGGAGGAAGATTTGAAACCTTATGCCTTCACTTGCCAGGACGGCGTCAGCATCGTTCTGGTGTGGCTTTGCCCAGAACACGGGTTGATTCGACAGAATGTCGGCGACGCTCGGTGGGTCGGTAACGTCCCTGGAATTCCGCACGTAATCATCGGAGCTGAGGGGAACGTCGGCCTCATCGGCCGGGATATCTCAGAAGTTGAAGCTACGAAGTGTGCTGGTTGCCCAGAGAAGTAGACAGTGAAGGGAGGGACGCTCGCAACGTCCCTCCCAGATCCAGCGCACACTGGCTGTTATAGTCTATCATGTTTTGGCGGGATCGTACAGTGGTCTACTACGCAACTCTCATAAGGTTGATATCGGTGGTTCAAATCCACCTCCCGTCTCTCAGGCTGGGATTACCGTCCAGCCTCGCTTCCGCAGCTCAGCAGCCTTCTCTTCTGAGCATTCGATGATTCCGGAGATTTTGCCATCACCACTGATTATGTGACTCCAAATGTTCATCGGATTTCGTCCTTCCTTAGGGCGTCGTTATAGCTCTTTTCGGCTTCTGTCTCTTGTTTTTCTAGGTTGTGTAGTCGTTGAACTGCTACGCGGTGTCTTTTCGGGAGGGCTACCACACCTCTTACTAGCCACACTACCACCCAGCAGACTGCCAGGATAGCTAACGCGCCGACGACGACGTACAAAGCGTACATCAGCGCGATTCCTAGCGCAACTACTAGAAACGCTCCTATTACGAGCGCTCCAACCCATCCTACAGAGAAGCCAGTTCGATTGGATGTTCTGTAATAAAATCTCATCATGGTTCTAGTCTACAGGAGGAAGAGATGTGTGGCAACCCAATCCACCGAGTTGAGCTAGTTCTCTTTACTCATCCTTCAGACGTCAGACATAACGGTAAAAAGATGTGTTATATGGATGGTTTTTGTGATAACTGGAGTTGTGAATGTGACCACCCGCTAGATGATGACAACTGGCCAATCTGTGACTGCGAGATGGAAAATTATGAAGACTAGATCTAAAATCCCCGGGGTTGTCCGACAGGTCTGCGGTCGCCCAAGGAAATGTCCCGGCTGCAATCCCGAAGACGGCCACCTCAATATGGATTGGGCGATTACGACGATGATTGATATCTTTTGCCAAATTGATCGGTGCAAGAGCAAAACTGGAAAAGTCAACGAAACCTGGAAGGCGTTGAGACTAGCAATCGAAGAGGTGTATCTAGATCATGAAGGTTGCGCTTGTCTTCCCTCTTCGGCTGACTCCAGATAGACAGGAAGCATGGGATGTCACCTCTGCGATAGTTCCCTCACTATTTCCGTTTTACCGAGTTTACACCTCTGACTCCGACCATTCGGACTTCAACCGCCCTGCTTCACGAAATGTCGGTGTTGATACTGCTCAAAAAGATGGAGCTGATGTTGTTGTTATCTGTGATGCAGACTCTGTTCCGGAAGAACTGCCGTTACACGAAGCAATCCAGGGTGCTTTTGATGACAGGCTGATGCACTACCCCTTCCATGAAGCGTGGTACGTCGATTGGAAGGGCATGACCAGGGTGAAACAGCGAGCCACAGCGGATCAAGTAAGAAGTCGGATATGGGACAAATGCGCCTCGGAAGGAGGCGTCTGGGTTTGTACTCCAGAGACGTGGTGGCAAGCCGGTGGCCAGGATCCCAGTCTAGCACATTGGGGCTGTGACGACAGAGCTTTTCTAGCAGCGGCGCGGACTCTCGTGGGTGACCCACAGAAGCATCAGGGCATCCTTTACTGTCTTCCGCATACCAGACCAACTGATGAAGAAATATGGGTTCCCGAAGAGGTCCAATTGATGATGCAGTACCAAGATGCTTATCAAAAACCACTACTGATGAAAGAGTTAATTGATGGCAGATCTAACTTATCTAGTTCCTTCGAGACAGCGTCCGAAGAACGCAGTCCAGCTGTACGAGTCTTTCAGAGAGACGTGCACATCAGACACAAAGCTAATCATTTTAGTAGATCAAGATGACCCGACTCTTTCAACCTACTACAGGCTACTTAATGGTGTGGGCCAAGTTACAGCAGTTGGCCCGGGCCGTAGAGGCATGGTTGCGGCTCTTCAATCTGGATACGAGATCCACAGAGATCAGCTGGGATTTGCAGTTGGGTTTCTCGGTGACGATCACCGGCCAAGGACGCCAGGGTGGGACACTGCATATCTTAACTCTCTGCGGGAGCTGGGTACAGGAATCGTGTATGGCGACGATCTCTTTCAACACGAAGCTATCCCCACTCAAGTAGCGATGACGACAGATATTCCGAAGACTCTGGGGTATATATGCCCTCCCGAATTTGATCACCTCTGTGTGGATGTTGTATGGAATGACTGGGGTAAGGCAATCCAGAAGATTCGCTATCTTCCGGCGGTTGTTGTTGAGCACGTCCACTATCTCGCCGGTAAAGCTCAGAAGGATCAAACGTATAGCGACGTCAACAGCAGCGTAATGGCTGCGCACGACTCTGCTGCTTATCAGGAGTATATGAATGGCAACTTCTCAAGAGATGTCGACAAACTGAAGAAGCTTGTTGCTCCGCCGAAGAATTTATACGTTCCGAAGGTGAAGCCAGAACCTCCAGTTGTGGAGGTTGTTTCTCAGGACTCAGTTGGGCAAGCGATGGAAGTCACTATCGAGCCAGCAAAGGTCGAGATCGTCGAAAGAGATAGCTCCAGAGCGAAGCGTGGTCGTCCGGCGAAAAAACCACTCACAAAGGAGTGATGATGAAGGGTCTAGTCTCTTTCTCCCTCTTCGGTGATGACCCGAACGACTGCTACTACTCCGGTGCTATCAAAAATGCCGAACGCTATCACCAGATATGGCCAGAATGGGATTTGTGGTTCTTTGTTGGTCGTTCCGTTCCGGATTATGTCCTTTCTCAAATCAAAGCCCTGAATCCTAATGTCTCTTTCGAATTTGTTGACGAACCAGAAGATCAAACATCGACGTGGTGGCGGTTCCGGGCAATTAAACACTCAGAACACGACTTCATCCTCTTTAGGGATGTCGACAGTAGGCCGATTCTCCGAGAAGTGATGGCCGTAGAGGAATGGATAGAATCAGATCCAAAGCAGTTCCCTTATCATGTGATGCGAGATCATCAATATCACGGCAGAGTAATTCTCGCAGGACTCTGGGGGCTTAAGAGGCAAGCTTTCTACAACCATCGGGCGATTCCTGATAGAATCGATGGTGATTACTACGGCACAGACCAAATTGCTCTTCAGGCATTGGTATGGCCAGTGTGTAAGAGGGTCGTGATGGCTCATATTGGTTGTTATCAAATCTTCGAGAAGATGGATCAGCGCCGGCCGTTTACGGTTAGAAGATCAGAAAAAGAGCCTTTTGTAGCTCAAGGGTTGGATGCCAAAGACAACCCTCGCTACCCAGGCCACGAACAATTTGTTGACTCGGACTTAGAACTTCGGCGCAGGAACGACGTATTTCAGGAGAAATATCGTGTACAAGGAGAGATGCCGGCCTTCGTGGACCGCAGAGCGCCTAAAAGAAATCTATTCCAGCCCGTGGCGGATGAATAACGACTGGGGAGACCACAAACAACGACTAGAGTTTACAGAGAGAGTGGCAAGGAAGATTGTTGATGTCGACCAGACGGCAGCCGCTGCTGATCTTAGCTGCGGCGACGGCTATTGGGAGAGGGTATTTCCTGATTGGGATTGGCAGCTTGGAGATTACGCCAGTGGCTACGAGTATGTTGGGCCTATCGAAGATATGATAGATCGTATATTTGATGTCGATATCTTTTTCTTCTGCGAAACCATTGAACATCTTGAAGATCCCGATTACGTCCTTCGAAGAATTAGGGAGAAGTCAAAGAAACTTATTCTCTCGACTCCGTTGAGATACGCAGAAATGGGTCCTGATCCTAATCCCCAACATTATTGGGCTTGGGACGAGGCTATGATCAGAAAGATGCTAGTGGATTCAGGGTGGACTCCTAAAGAATACACTCAGACTCGCTACCAACCAGGGTATATATTTCAGATTTGGGGATGCGAGTGAATGTAGATGACGTCGTGGTCTTTATTCCATGTGCAGGTGACCAGGAGAGGTGGGCGAACCACCTCGGCTACTCTAAACATCTAGTTCCTGTAGTTAATCGAGAGCCACTACTACATCGCACCATCCGACAGCTTAACGAACGTCATATTACTCCTTGGGTTGTTGGTAAGGCTAATGACGCCAGATATATCATCGAAGGAAGTAACTTCTTTGAAGCTGCGCTAGATCCTAGATTATACGGCCAGGGCCGGTTCCGGACATCTGAAGCTCTTTATAACTACTCAGGAAGAACAATTGAGTTCCTCGGAGACGTCTTCTTCACTGATGAAGCTATGGACACCATCTTGAGCGACGAACGGCGCGGGTGGAGAGTTTACGGAAGAATTGGAGCTTCGAAGTTTACTGGCTGTGAGTACGGAGAGATCTTTGCTCACTCTTTCTACGCTGAAGACATCCCGAAGCTAATCGATGTGTCAGACTACATCATTCGAGGCATCGAGATCGGATTAGTAACTCCTGGAGCTTCCCATTGGGATCTCTATTGCTGGATGGCTAGATGTTCTTCTTGGGACTACAAACCTGAGTGTTTTACTATCATTGATGATTTTACGGAAGACTTCGACTATCCACACGACTACGACACCTGGAAAAATAGATATGGCTTACGCTAGTGACGAGTGCAGGCTCTGCGACGACTGGGACGACGGAGAAGGGTGCATCGAAGGCAGGTGGTACGGCCACTGTATGGATGACTTCTGCCACGGGATGTGTGAATACTTAGGCGACTGCGACTGTAGTAATTGCCACGGATTGATTGAGATTGGTGTATTGAATGGGTAATCAGAGATTATCTCAAGAGGAGGTACCCTCCGATGGGTGAATGGCGACTACAGGAGACGAACTTCCCGTCAACTTTTGAATATCATCAGGGTCGCGAGCGAGTTCCTCATCTAGAGCAGAGTTGGCATAAAGGGAGGCTGTATGCAGCTGCGAAAATGGTTAGGAGTGTTCAGCCGAATACTGTGGTGGACCTTGGTTGCGGTGACGGAGGACTCCTTCAGATTCTCAAAAGTCAAGGCATTAGCTGTTGGGGCTATGATTTCCAACCGTCTAATGCCCAGGGCTGGAAAGAAAGGAATGTCATAGCGTACCAAGCTGACATATTCAACACAGACTTCTCTGAAGTCCAGTGGGGAGATGTAGCTGTAGCTACCGAGGTTCTAGAACATCTAGACGACCCCCACGGAGCTGTCCACGACATCAGCTATAAGAGCAAATATCTTGTTGCCTCTTCTCCTGTCAACGAACGCCCCGGGGACGGTGCGTGCGACAGCCATATCTGGGCTTGGGATCTTGAGGGCTATGCCGCCCTACTAGCTCCTCACTTCACTGTCATCCAACAGAAGGTGGTCGACTGGAATCAGTTAATTCTCGGAAGGAGCAGATATGTCTAAGCCGATGTGGCATCGAGTTTGGGATTGGGTAGTTAAATTTATCAATTCTACTCCCCCACCAAAGTCTATTCCAGAACCTATTCCAACACCACCACCAACATCTACACTTCTCTTCAGGGATGACTTCTCCAATCTATCTAGTTGGAGATTATATGACTCTGCTGGCCACGCTGGTAACGGTCTTAGATCTCCTTCGCAGATTTCTGTTGTTGATGGCATCCTAACAATTACAGGAACAGCTAATGGAACCACAGGCGGGATGATGCTGAGTGGTCATGAGCTTACTGGCGGAACTGTTTCGGTTAGGATGCGAGCACCTGCGGGTGCTGGAAAGTATCACCCTGTGGTGTTGCTTTGGCCATCTACTGACAGATGGCCAGATGATGGTGAGATTGATTTCGTTGAGATTTTGAATAGACCAGAAAGAGACCGTAACGACTTCACAGTCCACTACGGCACAGCAAACAGTCAAATTAGCAATGGTATCGCTGTAGATATGACTCAGTGGCATACCTACTCTGTAACCTGGACTCCAGATTACATCTCAGCGGCTGTTGATGACGTCGAGTATTTCCGCACCACAGACAAAGCAGCTTTCCCTCCAGTGCCGATGAACGTCTGCATCCAACTGGATTGGTTCCCATATGCCGATACAACTAGCGGTTCAGGAGTGATGGAAGTAGATTGGGTTGAGATTAGTGCCTAAGCAAGCTTTAATAACCGGATCTGACGGTTTTGTAGGAAGACATATTACCAAGCTCCTCGAAGATAAGGGGTGGAGAACTTTAGGCATCGACATCACCCAGGGAAATGACGCTGTGAAGTATTTCCAACGTGGTACAGATCGATTCGATCTCGTGGTCCACGCTGCTTACGTAGTGGGCGGCAGAGCTACAATTGATGGTACGAATACAGCTCTTATTTCTAATGAGCTGTTGGATGTTTCGATGTTTGATTGGGCTCTACGAACGAAACAAAAGGCTGTGCTGTACTTCTCAAGCTCGGCTGCATATCCGGTGTGGCGTCAGGAGAAAGAGTATGTCGATTCTTTAGGGCAGCAGCACTTCAAGAGCCTGCGGGAAGATGACGTCACTCTAGAAGACAGAGATTATCCAATTCTTCCCGACACCCACTATGGCTGGGCGAAACTCAATGGCGAACGTCTAGCGAGAGTAGCTGGTGAAAATGGCGTACGGGTACATGTCGTCCGGCCCTTCTCCGGATATGCAGAAGACCAATCTTTGGATTATCCCTTTCCCAGCATCATCAGACGAGCTACAGATGGAGATCTCTCCGTTTGGGGTCCAAATGGACAAACACGAGACTGGATACACATCTCTGACGTCGTAGAAGGTGCGTACGCGGTTTACAAGAACGACGAACGTCGACCAGTAAATCTCTGCACCGGGAGAGGTGTTGAGATGGGGGATTTGATGGTTAAAGCATGGAAATATGCTCAACCAATCCCGTCATCTTATACGCCGGAGATTACTTACCTAACCGATAAACCAACTGGTGTTTTCCACAGAGTGGGCAACCCCACGAGGATGAACGAACACTATAAAGCTAAGGTCAGTCTTGAAGAAGGAATTAAACGCGCATTGGCGCAAAGCTAAGCATCATGACACTCCCGGGGAGTTGATTCCAGGAGAATATGACTTCCCCAAACCAATCGAAGGAGGTGTTCAAGATCGTTTACAAAGGGTTACCACCGAAGGACGAAGACGCTCGCGTCAATCGTATTCCTAAGAAGTATGACAAAACTATTATCAACCAAGATGAAGAAGTCACAGTGAGAGGTATCGACCTCCCTGAACTAGCGCCAACCGGTAGGCCGTGGTGTGAACGGACTAAGGATTGGTGGTATACGTGGCGCATCTCTCCTCAGGCGAAACTGATGGGTCCAACGGACTGGGAGTTCATGCTAGAGATCGCCGTTCTTCATAACGAATACTGGACTCCACCAAAGATTGTTGATGGAGAATATAAAGGTTCGCTGTCTCCCACAGCCAGAGCTAACTACGCCGCAGAGATGAGGCAGCGTGTAGCTAAATTTGGCGCTACATGGGAAGACAGGCAGAAACTACAACTAACTATCGAAACTCCTCAATCTGAGGAAGAACTAGATAAACGAATCGCCCAGGAGGCGAAATCAATCACTAACTATGCTGAGCGACTGAATAAGAAAGCTGCTGAGCAGAAAGAGTCATAGTCCCAGGAGGATAATGTGATTCCACAAGGGTTGCCTGAGCACACACTCGGGTGGGAAATTTTAGACTGGAGTAGCCAGATGCTGGCTCAGCCAGATGGCGACAATCAGGGAGATGCGTGGCAATTCACGGATGAACAAGCGATGTTTATCTTGTGGTTCTACGCTGTAGGCGGTGATGGAAAGTTCCTGTACAGAAATGCCGTATTGGAAAGGTCGAAAAGGCTGGGGAAAATCACCGCTGCTTGCAGCTATCAGCTGCGCTGAGCTTCTTGCTCCGACGAACTTCGCCGGGTGGGACTCTGAAGGTAAGCCTGTAGGGAAGCCTACAGCTAGCCCGTTAGTCCAGATTGCAGCTCTTTCTGAGAGCCAAGCAGACAACACAATGAGCTTGGTTATTCAGATGCTCTCTAATGGTCAAGCAGTTTATTACTACCCATATCTTGATATCAATTTATCGAAGATTACCTATCCCGGAGGTAAAAAGCTAGAAAAGGTTACGGCATCTCCTCGTGGTCGAGAAGGCAACCGTGCGACGTTTGTTGTGATGGATGAAACCCACCTTTGGGTGCCGGCCGAAAAGGGTCCAGAGCTTTACCAAGCTCTCTCTCGTAACCTCGCCAAGATGAATCGTAGATGGGTCGCTACTACGAACGCTCATGCTCCTGGAGAGAACTCTGTAGCTGAGACGCTCTATAACCAACACGTTGTAGCTATTAACGGCACAGGGTTCGATACTAAGATGCTCTTCGACACCAGAGAGGTGTTCGTAGACGACCTCTCGGATAAAGAAGAGGTATTGCCCGCGTTGAAGTATGTCTACGGAGACGCTTGGTGGATTGATGTTGAAAACTTCTTCATTGAAATTCAAGGAACTCCAGAGCACATCGCCAGGCGATTCTTTTTCAATCAACATGTCGAGGGAAGCTCGACTTGGATTAAGCCCAAGGTCTGGGAAGGTTGCAGAGAGAAGGATCTCCTTGCCAGAAGGCGCCTTCGGACTAATGATGTCATTGCTCTTGGTTTTAAGGGTAACACCATCCGTGGAGCAGCTGTTGTCGGTTGTCGTCTTGAAGACGGTGCACTCTTCGATCTAGGTTGGTGGGAGAATCCTAACCTCGACTCCACTGCAAGATGGGAAGTCCCATTTAAGGATGTCGATACTAGACTCCGCAATCTGATGATGAAGTACAGAGTGGCGAAAGTCGTCGCTGATGCAAATCAATATCAGGACATCATCGGTAGGTGGGCTGCTGACTACGAAGACGAAGTCGAGGAGTTCTGGGTTCAGAATAAAACGAAGATGGCTAAGGCTGTTGAGCAATTTGAATCAGCAGTAGAGACGAAGCGTCTCCTTTGGGTCTCTGCTGATATCTCTAGGCATGTTCAGAGTTGCCACCTTGAAGAAGTTCCTCAGGGATACATTCTCCGTCAAGAAACTCAGAGTTCTAAGAGGTATATCTTTGGTGCTCAAGCCGCTGTTCTTGCATTCGAAGCAGCCACCCTCGCTATTGAAGAGGGTGCTCTACGGCCAATGGCCGATAATACGCTTTATACATTTTGATTTAACAAGGAGGTGAAGGGTTGTCTCAGCCATATTCCAACGTCAACGTCTCTGCACCTCTAGGCCAGGGAACAAAGGGTAATCCCTTTAAGGCCGTAAAGAAAAAGGATATTTCAAGAAATAACTACGAGCCAGGTACGCCGTGGTGGTGGCTACAACGGCTCACTCAGAAACTTCTCGACAGGCGAGCAAGGTATGACCTCCTAGAGGATTACGCCACTGGTAATCATCCACTACCAAATGCCGATTACAGATACGCAAAGGCGCTTCGTGATCTCCAACAGAAGGCTAGAACAAACTACTGCGGGCTGATTATTTCTGCTACTACAGAGAGAATGACAGTTAAGGGTTTTAGGTTTGGGCCGGCTGGAGAAGCTGACGAGGACGCCAAGCGTATCTGGGACTACAACGACATGGACTTCCAAGCACCAATGAACCACCAAATCGGAGGGACATTTGGAGTTTGTTATGGGATGGTTAGTCCTCCGGACCCGACAGATCCTGATAGCGAACCAATTATAACAATTGAAGATCCGAGGATGTGTATCGTCGAACGAGATCCAAAGAGAATCACCAGAAGCTATGCTGGGTTGAAGATATGGCAGGACGACACCCTTGAGATGATTGTCGCATGTCTTTATTTGCCCACAGAGATTCACACATTTACATCTACCAAAACTCCAGCCCAGATTTTCGCTCAAGAATCGCATCTCTCCCTCTACTCAGATGGTGGAAACTTCTACATCGGAGACCAATTCGAATATGCATTTACTCAGCCCAACCCGCTCGGAGAGGTGCCGTTAGTTGAGGGTCAGTGGCAGCCGACGCTCGGAGAGCTGAGCAAAGCTGAACACGAAGACGTCCTGGATATCCAAGACAGAATTAACCATACCGTCCTCGACCGATTGATTATCTCTAAGAGCCAAGCGTACCGACAGCGCTGGGGAACTGGCATCAAGCTTGATGGGAAGAGCAAGAAGGCTCCTTTCGAGCCTGGTGCGGACATGCTTTGGCTAGTCCAAGACCAAGATGCTCAGTTTGGTGACTTCGAAACCGCTGACATCGAACAACTTCTTTCTGCTGTAACGCATGACGTCGGAGATATGGCTGCTACCACTAAAACTCCTGCAACGTATCTAATGAATAGAATGGTAAACGTCTCAGGTGACGCTCTAGCCCAAGATCAATCCGGGTTGGTTCAGAAGGTTAAGATGCGAGAACAAGCTGTTGGCTGGTTTTACGAACGTCTGATGAAACTAGCGTTCAAATATAAAAACGACGAACGATGGAAGCAAATTGAAGCATCCACTCTTTGGACTGATCCAGAGATTCGGACGTTGGCAGAATCTGGCGACGCAGCTGGGAAGTTCGTTTCTGCTGGAATCCCACTCCCGTTGGTTATGGAAAGGTTTAACTTCACTCCTGACGAAATCGCATTCACAGTGAAGTGGACTGAAGAACAGGAAGCGAAGCAACTCGCGAGAGAGGACCAACAGGCCCAACAAGCTCACGACCAAGCAATTGAGCAGCAGAAGGTCAAAGCTGTAGCTGCCGGTAGTGGCAGTAGTAGCACCTCTTCTGCAAAACCTAAACCTAAATCCACCACTGCTACATCCACAAAACCATCGGGGGGGAGGTAAGTAGATGGCTACTAAGAAACCAACGATGCCACCGGCTAAGAAAGCTGTGCCAGGCAAGAAAGCAGTTCCGCCGGTACCAACCAAGAAGAAGCCCTATCCGCCCAAGAAGGGTAAGTAAGTAGCGATTAAACCTGAATGGATCTGGCATCTATTCAACTTTAACACCATAAATTTGAATCCCAGGAGGATTGAGAATGACTGCACCAGAGGGCCAGGAGCCCGAACAGATCGAAACCACTGATGACGTAAACGTAGAAGAGCCTAATCTCGTCAAGCCCGTATTCACTAAGACGAAGTCTCCAAAGGTTCCCCTTCCGGAACTTGATGGATCGACTTCTCCAGATGAATACGACGAAGACGGTGTTACTGGCGATACTAACGACTCCATCAATGCGCCTCTGGAAGGGCTAGATGACGTCAATGTGTTGAAAGGAATGGTTGTGCGTCTTCGACACGAAAACGCGAATCATCGGAAGGGGAAGCAGGAAGTTGTCAAGGAGCGAGATTCGCTAAAGGCTGAGAAGCTTACCAGGAGTAAGGCTATCGAAAAAGCTAACGAGCGCGTCCTCGCAGCAGAAAGAATTGCGAAGCAGTATGTCATCCTCGCAGCGATGCGAGAGTATGACGTCGACGAGGAAATGGCTGACCTGATTGATGGGGAAAACGAAGAGGAGATCTTCGATAAGGCTAAGCGGCTTGCCGGCACAAGAAAGCAAAAGCCAGCTTACGACACCCCAACTAATGTCGACCTGTTCGCTGGGAAGCGTGGTAATCCACTAACCCGCAAAACAGATTCAGGCGGCGCAGATTTCCTTAAGGATCTGATGCGCGGTAACTTCTAGATCTTTCCTATTTATACATTTAATCATCTAAAAATAGAAGGAGGTGAACCACATGGCTTATAATGATGTAACTGAGCGGACTAGTACCTCGCGTACCGCGCGGGAAATTCCAGAGACCGTAGCTAGCGGCATCCTAAGTGATGTCTTTGAAGGTTCAGCTGTTCTGAAGCTCGGGGATACGTTCCCGATGCCTGCCCTACAGCACCGGATCGCAGTTCTGAGCGCATTCGCTGACGCATACTGGCTTCAGGGTGCTTCTCAGAGCGTAAAGGATTCTGCTCTAAAGCAGACCACCAAACCACTTTGGGATAACGTCTACATCACCCCAGATGAGCTTGCTGTTCTGGTCGTCATTCCTGACGCCTGGATGGCTGACTCTAACATCACCTGGGATGAAATCAGGAAAGAGGTCTCTCGGGCGTTCGCTCGAAAGATTGACCAGGCTGTTCTATTCGGCGACGGTACCCCGCCTGCCGGTTTCAGTGGTCCTGTTGGTGGTATTATTGGTGGTGCCGTTTCGGCGGGTAACTTCACCACTCTTGGTACTACTGTGTCGGGTTCCTACAACGACGTCGGGCTAGACCTTGCTGACGTTGCTGAGGACCTAAGCCGTGACGGCTATGACGTCACTGGTTGGGCAGCTCGTAAGGGCTTCTCTTGGCAGCTGACCAAGACTCGTGATACCACGGGTCAGCCAATCTACTCCACCACCCTTGGTGGTCCGGATGGTCCTAACACCGCTGCGCTCTACAACCGCCCGTACTACGAGGTCGGCAACGGCGCATGGGACGACACAGAGGCTCTTGCCATCTGTGGCGAGTGGGACAAGTTGAAGATTGGTGTCCGTCAGGACATGACTTTCCAGGTATTCGACAGCGGTATCATCTCTGATGACTCCGGTAACGTCGTCTACAACGCTATGCAGCAGGACGGTAAGGTTCTCCGGGCGGTAATGCGTCTTGGCTATGCCGTACCAAACCCTGTGAAGGCTCTTGGTGGGACATTCCCATTCGGCGCTCTTCGCCCAGTGGGCGCTAGCTAATCCACTATTTCTCTTCGAGAGGGAGGGCTCCGCGCTCTCCCTCTCGGGGGAAGTTTAAACAGGCAACTGAACGGAGGCGCCGACGTGGCCAGTGCATTCTGGTGGATAGGTAGCCAATCTACTCCCCGGAAGAATTTTGGAGATCTACTAACACCCCTCTTACTAGAACGATTTGGTGGCGTCACAGTGGAGTGGCAACACGCTGCCGCTGCCGACGTCCTCTGCGTGGGTTCTATTCTCGAATCTGTCACTCCTACTTACTCAGGTATTGTTGCTGGCTGCGGGAAGCTTCGCGAAGAAACTGATGCGGTTTCGAAGCTCAAGAACTCGAAAGTATTGGGTCTGCGCGGTCCGCTGTCCGCCAAAGGCGTCCGTGGGAATTACGTCCTCGGGGATCCTGGGTTGCTTGCTGATGAGCTAGTAGTGACCGAGAAAAAATACAACCTCGGCATCGTCCCTCACTGGAGTGATAAAAGAACGTGGTCTCAGTTCTCTCAGTGGAATCCTAGAATCATCAGACCCACTGATGACCCGCTGTATGTTCTTTCTGAAATAGGAGCATGCAAGAAAATCATCACTTCTTCTCTCCATGGGTTGATAGTCGCTGATGCATTTCACATCCCCAGGCGCATCGAATACTCGGAGACGATGGATCGAGAAGGTGGGCAATTTAAATTTAGAGACTACCTCTCTTCAATAGGGATGTCCTTGCAACTAGGCGTCACTCAAGAAGCTCCACGATATAAGATAGAAGATATCCAAGCTGAACTATTCGACATGCTTGAAGAAGTGGGTCAGTTGCTACGGAGGTCATGATGAAAAGAAAACATCACCACAAGCCAACTATTAGCCTCCTCGTACCCTTTCGTTCAAATGACCCATATCGCCGTAGAGTATTCGAGTGGCTTAAGAAGTATTGGGCTCATGAACTTCCAGAGGCAGAGTTAGTTATTGGTCACAATCACTCGATCCCCTACTCCAAAACTTCTGCTGTCAACGACGCAGCAGCCCGCGCTCGTAGTGACATATTCGTAGTGTTGGATGCCGATTGCTACATCCCTGGCTCAGTCATCAGAGATGCTGTAGCTAGAATCAAAAGATCAGCCCGAAAGGGTCATCGGTTGTGGTTTATTCCATATCGTAGAGTTTATAGACTAACTGAAGAAGCAACCGCCAGGGTTCTTGCATCCGACCCCTGTAACCCTCTTCGCTTTCCTACTCCGCCGTCAGACCTAGATGTCGAATCAACAGAAGGCTCTGCCTTTGGCCACAGATTCGGAGCACTTATCCAGATTCTCCCAAGAGAAGCTTTTGAAATTGTTGGCGGGATGGACCCTAGATTTTGTGGTTGGGGTGGCGAAGACATCGCATTTGTTCGGGCTGTCGACACCCTTTGGGGTAAGCATAAAACAACCAATAACGACGTTCTCCACCTATGGCATCCGAAGATCGGAACTGGATGGGCCACCCGAGAGTGGGAGGGTCAGTCGCGGCCTCGCACCAATGACAACCTCGCCGTACGCTACAACCTCGCTACTGGCGACAGAGCGAAGATGCGGAAACTTGTAGATGACGGAAAGAAGCAACGAACGCATCCCATCATAGAATTTATCCGCAGGGTGATGTGGTGGCTTCGAAACCGTTAAGTATTAGACAGCGAGGGGAGAGAGGACTTCCTCGGTCCTCTCTCCCGCTCATCTCTTCCGTCCCCCGGAAGTCTACTTATCGTGCCGCATCCTGTAGTTCGTGACCGATGTGGTAACGCTTGCACTTCCTGCATATATAAACGGTCATATCTTCCATCATATGTGACTCGATGAACTTCCACGCCTGCTGCTCATATTCGAATCCCATCTTTTCTTTAGCTTTTGGGAAGCTGTAATGCTGCCCCCTTTTCGTAGCCATCCCATCTCCTTAGGACAATAAATGAAGATTCTTGCTTACACTCCTACGTACGTCGGCTCTGGCCACAACGCTGGCGCCGAGACCACTTTACACGGTCTCCTGAGCGCCCTGAAGAGACAAGGGCACGATGTGATGGCTCTCGCATCCCGGCCGTTTAAAGATGGGTCTCAGAGTTACGTAGCAGGCTCTGTGATGGTGCAGGCGTACTCCAGCAAACGTGATCCTGAGCTTTACTTCCCCGGTTGCGATCTCATCATAACACAGTTCGAGTGTGCGCAGCGCGCGTGGTACATCGGAGATCAGCTTCAAATCCCAACTGTCCAGGTAGTTCACAACAACACCGAGTACGCCACGAATCTCGCTGTTCGCTATAACACCGCTCTTGTTTACAACGCTGAGCATGTCCAGCGCTCCATTGATGAAGCTCAGAAAGAAACCAAGGGCAAAATTAAACCCTCAGTTTTGGTGAGACCAATTATAGATCCCGAGATCTATCGAGTTGAGACTTCACGAGAATATATTACACTAGTGAATCTTTCTGATGGAACTCCTCCATTTTACAACAAAGGCTACGAGATCTTCTACCACCTTGCCGAGAAGTTTCCTGATCAGAAGTTTCTAGGAGTGAAGGGCGCTTACGGCGAACAGGTCGTTAGGGAGATGGAGAATGTCACGATTTGGGAACACCAGATGAATCCCCTAAACATCTACCGACAGTCGAAGATTATTTTGATGCCTTCAGAGATCGAATCATGGGGGCGTGTCGCTATAGAAGCAGCGTGTTCTGGGATTCCTAGTTTAACTAGCACTGCTCCTGGCTTGGTCGAAAGCAATATCGGTCACGACCAGATCCCTTGGGGGAGACCTGATATGTGGGAAGAGGGGCTAGAGAAGCTTCTGGGCGACTACGACAACGCTTCCTACTCAGCTGAGCATAAGGCTACGCGTCTTCATCTCTCTAATGAGTATGAAGTCGGATACTTCCTCGAATTTATCGAGGAGGTCGCCAAGAGGCGACTGAAGTAACTATCGGAATACGGCAACAGATAGGAGGTGAGTGGATGGTAGCACTTCTAGAGATAGAGGATATCGAAGCAGCTATAGGTCGATCTGCGGTTGACGCGACAGAGGAAGCTAAATGGCAGTTTTATATAGATGCCGTATCTTCTTTTATCAACGGTTATGTTGATGTCAGTTTTGAAGAACTGACTGATGATGTTGTCCGTTATCAAGCTGACTACTACGGCTTGATCGATCTAGGAGGTGGTCCAGTGTCTACCGTCAACTCCGTCAAGGAGTGGCGGTCTCAGCTCGAAACGGTATGGGATTGGGACGGGATCGATCAACTTTTCAACCTTTGCCCCAACCAAACAGTTGATGTCGACTATGATCATGGCTATGCAGCCGTCCCCGATGATATCAAATTCCTAGCAGCGCAAGTCGTCATAGGAGTTTTGCAACTAGGCATTTCTGGAACAGTCACTAGCTTCACCGTCGGTGATGTTACAGAAGTGTATGCGTCACAGTCGGGAGACGACGCAACAGCCGTCCTCAGCCGGTCTGTGCTTAATCGATATACTAACGTCTATTCTACACTGCGCCTAGGTTCTGGTCGTCATCCTAATGCGTTACCGACATTCCCAACTCTATAGGGGGAGATGTGACCAGACTTGGAAGCGAAACCTTTGAAATTCTCCGGGCTCCATTAGTAGTTGATCCGGTCGATGGGAGCAGTTACAGAGATTGGAATAACCCAGTTCATATCACAGTGGTGGATGCTAATATCCAACCATTCATGATGGCGGAGAAGTTGAACTTCGAAGAAACCAGGGATAGAGAGTTCGCTAGAACTGCTCTTCGTTTTTATTGTCCTCCTGGGACGAGAGTAGAAGCTACAGACCGGATCTTCTATAACGGAGAAACATATGAAGTGTTCGGTCATGACGGAGTTTGGCATCGCTTCAGTGGAGCAGAACACCATGTCCAATTCATCGGACAGAGAAAGGAGGGGTAAAGATTCCAGCTAAGGTATTTATCAACCAAGATGCTTTAGAAAGGTTAACGCTAGAAGATCCACGAGCAAGAGCTTACATCCAAGAACGTGCTCAGGCAATCGTAGATGTGGCAAAAGCTGACTTCGAGCGACAGCAGCGCCACGACAACGAACTGCGGACATCAGAAACTACTCCTCCTAAGTATCTAGAAGAGTTTCAAGTAGAGGTTTATCCATCTGAAGAGGGGTTGAAGTTCAGAATCTTGAATACCGACCCAGCCGCTAGTTGGGTTGAGTATGGAGCCCACGCGGGGGGCAAGACATTTGTTCTTCGATATAAGCCAATGACTCACGCCGTCGAAATAGTAAGTGGGGTGAGTATTCCTTAATGACACTTCCAGGTCCCGCTTGGGATTTCCAACCGAACGGTGACACTGAAGCTGCTGTAAGAGACATCCTCGCTAACGACACTCCAGAGTTGCCTCACTTTCCCCCAAACCCACCACTAACAATTACAACCAACTTGATCGGGTTCGTCCCCGAACAGAGATGGATCGTCATCTCCCAAGAGGGCGGCTCGATGCAGTGGCCAAAGATCTTTAGATGTCGAGTCGACGTCGAGGTATTTGCTGAGCGACGATCTGTCGCAAGAGAAATCTCAGAAATTGCTCTAGCTAGTATTTTTCGACAGACTGGCATCTATAGGGGATACGGAGTCTTCATCTCCGACGTCACCCTAGAACAAGGTATCACTAGAATCCCTGACAAGCTTCAAGGGGTTAGTAGATACGTGTTCGCAGTACGTCTAACAACTGTTCCGGATGCGTTGTCGCCACAGATGGTGCCGTACTCCTAATCCCTAGAAAGGAAGTGAATTAACAGATGGCAAACGATGCTACCGAAGTAAGACTGGCCCCCGATGGCCAGGTGTATGTCGCAGCGAAGGGCTCTACCCTTCCAACAAACGCTACGATGGCACTAGATTCAGCATTCAAAGAGCTTGGCTACCTCGACGAAACTGGCGTTGTAATTAACCCAGATTTGAAGCTCTCAGATATTATGGCGTGGCAGTCAGCAATCGCAATTAAGACCACTCTTGATACTGTGAAGTTCGAAGTTAAGTTCCACATGATGCAGGTCAACACCGTAACTTGGGGTCTCTATTTCTTCGCCTCGACCTTCACCAACAACTTCGGCCAAGCAAAACTGACCCTGCCCTCCAACCCTGCGACCCAGGAACGGGCTCTCATTATCGACTGGCAGGACTCCGAAGGCGACAAGAACCGACTAGTCCTCCCGACTGCGGTTCTGACGAAGCGTGAAGACTTGAAGCTAGTCCGAAAGGATTCCCAGCTGGCTGGTGTCACATTCGGAGTATTGGATAATAGTGGTTCTATCGGATTTATCTACTCAGACAACCCAGACCTCGTCCCAAGTTCATAACTACTACAAAACGGACAATAGATTGCAGAAAACATGTCGTAGATGCGGAGAGAGTAAGCCGCTTGATGATTCTAACTTCTACAAAAGAAAATCAGCCAGAGATGGATTCTATAACATATGCATCGCATGTGCTAAATCTGAAACGAAGGACTGGAAAGAAACTTTATCTGAAGAACAGAAATATCGCTATAGACGCGCAGAGCAATCTGCGATCTACGGTCTCACTCTAGAACAGTTTGAAGAGATGGTCGCTGCGCAGGCTAACGTCTGCTACCTGTGCGGCGGCACTTCTCAGACTGGTCGGAAAAGTGATCGACATTTGTCCGTGGACCACAACAGAAAGTGTTGCGACAGGGTTGGCAGTTGCGGTAAATGTGTTAGGAAGCTTCTATGTACAAAATGTAACTCAGCCTTAGGGCTAGTTAACGACAACATAGATCTTTTGAAAACAATGATTGCCTACCTAGAAGATCATTCTCTCTGACTATAGACCAGGGGGTCGTTCGGGATGGGGCGACCCCCTCTTATCCCATCCCACACAACTAAGGAAATGATATGACTGTAAAGAAAGCTACTGCAACCAAGACTTCAACTTCCGTAAGAGAAGAAGCCCTAGAAAACGGTATCACATTCACATACGAAGATGAGGAGTTTCACGTTCCTCCTGCAAAGCTTTGGCCTCTAGATGCTATTGAAGCACAGGAAAGAGGCCAGCTGCTTGTCTTTCTGAAATCACTTCTTGGCGATGATCAGTATAAAACTTTACGTAGTGTTGCCTTTACTCTTGGTGACATCAATGAGTTCTCTGAGAGTATGTACGATGCGTTGAATGTCGAGCCGGGAAAATAATTGGGCTTAAAAGCGTCCTAGACGACGAAAGGCTTCGAAACAAACTGGAAGCCGATCTTCTTTCTGAGTATGGGGTAGATCTTCTTGATTTATATCGAGAAGATCGCCCCCTCTCCGTGCGGAAGGTGATAGTTCTGATGAATGAATTGCCGTCGTCATCTAGGTTGGCGAAGGAAATTAGAAATGATCCTCTTAGTTCTGAAGAGCACCTGCTTCTGACAATAGTTGATATCTTAACTACCGTCGCCTATCAGACTTCTATCTCTGCTGCTGGTGCAGCAGGAGACGAATATCGAAGAATAATGAAGGATGCTCCAAAGCCCATAGAACGCCCGACAATTTACTACGAAGAGCCTGAGGTCGAAGAGCTTGAGTTCACCTCCATTTCTGATCTTCAGTCAGTAGGCTTCTTGAAGATTAATCAGAACTAACTTAGGGATGGAGGTGTGAATGAAGTATGCCTAAAATTGGAGATGTTTGGGTTGATGGAGATATCCGTTGGGATAACGATAACATCGACAGAATCGCATCGAATGCAGGCACTAGCGCAGGCGACCGATTCTCTGAGAACTTTCGTCCGAACATCGGCAGAGATGCAGATTTCAATAACATCCTAGACCAGTCACGTATGACGGGGTTGCGTGCAGGTCAACTGTACGGCGAAGGGTGGCAGCGCCAGATCCAACAATCCATCAGTCAATCTGACGATCAATTCAACGTCCATATGAATAGACAAATCCAGGCATACCAAAATCTCGAACGTCAGCGAACCGCAGCTGCCGAAGATACCAACCGGCGGTTAGCTGGGTTGCGAGACGAAATCAACCGAGGCACACAGGAAGAGTTGAATGTCAGAAAGCGAGCGGAGAGTGATTACGCAGCGCACGCTGATCGTCAATTCAAAGACATCGTAAGCTCCTACTCAAGCGGCCTTAACAGGATGGATCAAGAACACACATCTTGGGCTCAGCGGACAAGAGTAAGATTCCAAAACCTATTCGATGGCAATGGCTTCACCACAGCATTTCGCCGGGTGCTTTCTGACGGAGATACTGACGTCGATCGCCATTCCCGTGGGTGGGGAAGTGCGATTACTTCGCACGTAACCTCAGCCTTCTCTTCTCTAATCTCCATCCTTCCGGGACGCCTAGAAGGAGTATTCACGAACAGTGGTCCCGTTATCGGGACTGCACTGCTCGCTGGTGTTGCTGGCGCTATTGCTATCGGCGCTCCAGCCCTAGGTGCAATGTTTACTGGGTTGTTTATGCTCGGCATCGGCGGGATCCTTCCGCTGGCCGGGGCGTTGTTTGTGGGGATGGCTAACGATCCTCGTGTCCACGCGGGCATGGATAGGATCAAAGAAACATTCATGAACAAAATCATCAAAGCTCCAGAGATGCAAAACATCGGGCAGATGCTTACCGAACAGCTCGATAAAGTTAATGCTGCTCTTGGTCGATGGGCTCCTACCATCAATAGCATCCTTCAGGCGGGAGCGCGCTTCTTCGGTCCAATCACCGATGGTCTTATTGGAATGGTTGATGCCATTCTTCCTGCCATCAACCGGCTAGCTAACAGCCAGTTTATGACAGAGCTTGTGAAGGTGGCTTCTGAGGGATTAGTGAAAATTGGCCAGGCAATCAACGCTGCGCTGGGAAGGTTCCTAGATAACCCAGAAGCAATCTCCGGAGCAATTCAAGGGCTTCGTCTTTTCTTCAACTTAATCGCTGGCGGCATCGGAACTATTATTGATTTCGCTGCCTGGCTGTCCGTGATGTGGGCTCGACTCAATAAAGATCCTGATGGAGCAGGTCCAAACCTCTCTATTATGGGTCAGATTCGACAAGCGTGGCATGATATCTCAGAAGATGCAGAAAGAGTAAGAGCTGCCGCTGCTGGGATCTGGACTATTCTTACTCAGATCTCTGGGACTACTGGCCAGTGGAAAGCTGATTTGAAAGCTATTGGGGACATCTGGAACCTCATTCACGGCCGTGGAGACCTACAATCTCTGCAAAATACCTTCAAGGAGTTGCTGAATACCTCTCCAGCCTTAGCTGCTGTTCTAGCTCCACTTATCAACGCTATCGACCTATTCAAATGGGCCGTTAAGGAAGTTCCGGTTGTGTGGTCGAAGGCTTGGAACGGAGTTAAGACAGATGCTATCAATATCTGGAATGCAACCTTTGCTTTATTCCGTGGGTGGATTCAGAACATCCAAAACTGGTTTAACACAGGACTTGACTGGGTTAAGAACGCGTGGAGTACGGCGTGGAACTGGGTCAAGGATCATGTAGTCGGAATTTGGAATACAATTGTTTCGTGGATTTCCAACAAAATCTCTGAGATCGGTCAGTGGATCTCTAATAAGATGCAACAGGTTCAAAATCTTTGGAACCTCGCCTGGGACATCATCAAGAATAAGATCCCAGAAGTATGGAACGCGATCATCGCATGGGTTGGCGGAAAGCTTACAGAACTCGGCACATGGATTCTTACTAAGATGCAGCAAGTCCAGAACCTCTGGAATCTTGCATGGGATATTGTTAAAAACAAAATCCCGGAGGTATGGAATGCCATCGTTGATTGGGTCGTTGGTAAGCTAGGAGAACTCGGTCAATGGATCCTAACCAAGCTTGAAGAAATTAAAGGTTGGTGGACAGACCACTGGAATGCCATTAAAGACTGGGTTGTCAATAAGTGGAATGAGATTGTTGACTTTGTTGTTGGTAAGCTAAATGACATCGGAGGTTTCATTCTTGGTAAGTTGAACGAAATCCGAGGTTGGTGGACCGAACATTGGAACGCTATCAAGGATTGGGTAGTAAACAAATGGAACGAAATCGTCGAGTGGGTCACCAACAAGCTCCACGAGCTTGGTGCCTTCATCCTCGGTAAGCTAACAGAAATCAAGCAGTGGTGGACAGACCACTGGAACCAGGTGAAAGACTACGTCGTTGATAAGTGGAACGAAATTAAACAATGGGTCACTGATCGGTTCAACGAAGTTGTTGCATTCATCTTGCTCAAACTCGGCGAAGTCAAACGATGGTGGGAAGAGCACTGGCAGGCAGTTCTGGACTGGGTCCATAACAAATGGGAAGAGATCAAGAACCTCGTAAATGGTGCTATCGAGTTTGTTCGCACTGCTATCGAAACTGGGATGGCAAGAATCTCTGAAGGTTGGAATAAGATGTGGGCAGGGGTTTCTTCGTTCCTTGGAGGAATCTGGGTTGAAATTGAAAACAGGGTTGCCACTGGAATGAACAAAGTCATCGACGTCCTAAACAAGGGCATCGAGGCAGTTAACGCAGTATTGAGCAAGCTTGGTGTAGATTTCAAAATTGACCCTATCGGTCACGTCGGCGGAGGTGCCGCTGTCGCAAGCAACGCAGCCGCAGCAGGAGCAAACCTAGCCGGGTCGCTTGGTCACGCATCAGGCGGCCGGATTGGTCTAGCAGACGGCGGATCTATCGATGATGGGTCAGCCTTCCCTGGAGGCAGGCTTAGTGGTCCAGGCCATGGCACAGCTGATCTTATCCCAACCAGACTCAGAGGAACCGGAGAGCAAGGTCCATGGGTCTCTAATGACGAATACGTCGTTAACGCCAGAGCCTCTCAGAGTCTGGGTTACGACAATCTCGAATATATGAATAGGTATGGTAAGTTCCCGAACGGCTTAGGTCGGAACTACGTCGAAGATAGAAATAGCAGCAACCCTTGGGGTCTCGCAGGAGGCGCCAAGATTGTGTGGCGTGGTGCCAACGGAGATAACGAATCTCTGATGGAGGCTCACAGAAACCACGTACACGTTGCTATGTCTGTACCGCCCTCTCAGGACACCCAGCAGAACCCAGCAATCGTCGCGGCGATGGGTGGGGCTGGAGTCCCACTGAACCCGGTCTCTGGCTTCCGAGCTGGCTCCACAGGCTCAGGTGGTGGCGCAGACAACCACTCGAAGGGCATCGCTACCGACTTCGGTGGCTTCGAACAGGACGCGCTAGCTGAGTTCGCAGGAAAAGCTCCCGGAGTTATCGAGCTTATCCACCGAACCAACAAGGGCGACTACGGCATCTTCGGTGGTGGTGGGTCGATCCTTAACGAGTTCCTCGCTAAGGGTATCGACTGGGTTATGGGGAATATGGTTGGACCATCACTAGACGGAGCCAAAGGTCTTGTTGACGCATCTGGGATGGGAAACACCGCTATTGGCCAGATGGCTAAGGGCGTTCTTGAGAAGCTGAAGGAAGGTTTGAAAAAGAAGATCGAGAACTTCATCAAGAACCTCCTTTCTGCTGCTGTTAACGCAGTCAAGGGTGTAGGTGGGAAGGTCGGCTCCATTGGAGGCGGCGTAGAACAGTGGCGTGGTCTAGGTGCTCAAGCACTACAGATGTTGGGGATGCCTGCCGATTGGATTACTGGTCTGCTGGCGAAGATGACCAGTGAATCTAATGGTGATCCAAACGCCGTAAACAACACTGACATCAACGCCCAACACGGTGACCCGTCACGAGGGCTGATGCAGGTTATTGGCTCTACCTTCCGAGCATACGCGCTGCCAGGATATGACAGCAACGTCAACGACCCGCTGTCTAACATCCTTGCAGCTCTTCGATACATCCAAGCTCGTTATGGTGGTGTGCCGGGGTTGCCTGCTGGCGGGTATGACAACGGCGGAATTCTCCCTCACGGTGGACTAGCTATTAACACTTCGAATAAACCCGAGATGGTTTTGACGTCGTCTCAGGCTTCTGCTCTAGAGGAGAAGATTCGTGGAATGTCTGGGGCGTCGGGAGGCGTCTTAGCTCCGAATATCAATGTCTATGTTGATGGGGTGCTTGTTGCTAGTAAGGTCGTTGTGGAAGAAAACAACCGAGCATTAGTTTCTACATTGAAGAGAGGTAGGGGGTAATAGATGACCGTAAGTCTCAAGGCTGACGGAGTTGAAGTTTCAAATACATCTTCTGCCTCTTCGGTTACTGTCAGTCCAGCTTACCCAGCGGGGACTGTAGGTAAAGATATCAACATCCTTACAATATCTACTACGGTATTGATCTCAACAATAAACACTCCTCCCGGATGGCACAGAGTCATTGAAGGAAGATCTATTGACGATCAAACTGGGGTAGAGCTACTTGTAGCGATCTTTAGTAGAAAAGGTGCCTTAACTGGCACCCAAGCTGTCACTGTCACCCGGGCGCTTAGCTCGGGGACAGTGACTGCTGCTATCGATACGTACGAACGAGCAACTGGCAAGACGTGGTTCATCAGTGGATACGAATCTACATATGAGTACACCGATGAAGAAGACGTCCTCCATACGGGGACTAACGTATTCGTAAGTCTAAATGAGCTAGACCCAGTTATCACAATCGTTTTCAACGAGTCAACAAGTCGTCCTGGATTTGATATTACAATCACTGCTGTTGATGACTACTCCACGATTGTTGTAACGGCGGTTGATCCATCTGCGGAATTTGGAGATTTGATAGTCCGAGGAGCCAACAACGCTCAACTCACAGGAGACATTTTCACCTGCTCAGATTACGAGTTCGCGAACTTCGATAGGATCATCTATCAATTTGATTTCTATACAGATGGTGTCCTCCAGGACACGCTAAGCAGTTCAGAAATCACTAACGTTCCTCGCGACTTCTTTGTGGCCGGGGGCTACTACCCTCGTCTTAATAGCTGGCTGCGGTCAGTTAATATCCCTGAGCTTTCTATCCCTTGTTTCATCTCAGAGATGCCAGAACGGGAAAGAGAAGGACGGGTTCTAAACAAGAGCAACGTTCTTGGTAGGAAGTTCCCTGTAATTACTACGGATAAGTTCGGTGCCCGAACTGGAACGATGAAGTTCTCTGTGGGCGCCTACGACGACCTCACATGGGCGCTAGACAACGACACTGTAGATGACGTCGAGCTTCTACTAGATCAAGGTGACGTTCTTCTTCTCAGTCACATCGACGCAGCGGTAACTAAGGAAGATCCTACATTCCTGGTTGTAGAGAATGTCAAACGCACAAGAATGGGCGTTTACAACCAAGTTGTGTTTATGTACGAAATTCAATATATTGAAGTCGAGAGACCAGCTACGACAGCTCGCGTCACTGACCGTGATTGGCAGGATGTCAGCGACAACAACATCAACTGGGCTCTTGTTAGATCTACTCACGAAAACTGGTTGCAAGTTCTTCTCAGACCTTAGGTGGTGGCGATGTACTCCGTTAGCGATAGATTCCTGGAGGCTGTTCGCCAGTCAGGTCATAGGAAGACAGTGGTGGATGTTTACCACGGTAGATCTACCGAGCCGTTGCTATCTGATCTACCAGTTATCGACTGTCAAATCAAGGTTGATAGAAACTCTAACACCCGTAGATCTGGTTCGATCACTATTGGGGATCCGACTCTGTTCTCTCTAGTAGAACCTTGGGGTTTAGAGCTAGTGATCAAAACTGGTCCAGAGTTCCCGGACCGAGAAGAACTTGTCCCTATGGGGGTCTTTGTCATTGATACCGATTCCTTCAGAATCACTGAGGGAAGTTTTCCTAAGGTAGAGATCTTCGATAGGACACAGCGGGTCACGGACGTCACGGTTAATCTCCTCGCAGATGACACGCAGTTTGCGGGAGAGTCTGTCAGGGCTATCGTCAGCCGAGCGATTGATGGAGCTGCGCCTGGATATCCAAATGCAGCTAAGTGGACGACATCATTCGATCCCACACTTCCCTTCCCTCAGCTACCGGGTGGGTTTGATCCTGGAACCGATAGATGGGCTCTAGCCAAAAAGGCCGCCGAGTTGCTTGGAGCAGACGTCTACTTTGACGTCAACGGAGATCCACAATGTCGGAAAGCCCCGACCTTCGATAGGTCTATTACTCAGTCTCAATCTGTTTGGGATATCCGATATGGTCAAAATCTTATCGACCTAGAGAAAACTGTCACTAGAGCCAACGTCTTCAACGGAGTTCTTGTCCGGGGAGGACAAAAGAATAATGACTCTCCGGAAAAAACTAGACCGTTTGCGCTGGCCGTAGATAACGACCCTCGAAGCAGGACCTACTGGAACGGCCCATTTGGAAAAAAGACTAGAGACGTCTCTAACGAAGGTATCACCGACAGCGCTCAAGCATATGCCCTAGCTGTTGCCGAACTTCAGAAGAGTCTGCTATTGGTAAATCAGTTCAAAATTACCTGCTTAGCTAATCCTGCCTTGGATGCAGGAGACATCATTTCTTTATATGAGACTGCTTCGCAGACTACACCTACATTATGCATCGTTGATGGTTTTAGCTTCAACTCGACGTATGCAAACTTCGAAATTGATGCGAGGGCGCTGGATGCCTAATTCACAAGAAGAGTTTGTTGATGCGCTGATGGCGCGAGTAAGAGCAGAGATCGATGCGTCAACACTGAAAGCTACATTAGCTACCTGGGTATCTCAGGAAGCAGTTGATGCAAATCTTTCTACGATTGTAATCGATAGCCGCGAATACACATTTGTACCAAAGGCAACAGACGAGACGTTCGTTAATGGAGATCCGATCCTGGTTCTCTACTCAGGAGGGATTCCGCAAACAATTCTCGGCAAACAGCGAGGCAATACCCATCTAGCTTAAAGGAGTAAACTATGAGTGGTACCACGACCATCTGCGGTCTGGTGAAACCAGAACTTGAGGATGCTCCCGCTGACATCGAAGTAGCAGTGGGTGTACCTCTAGAACAACTTGATGTCCTATTGAACCCGGTGTTCACTTCTCCAGCGTCTAGAGACGCAACTATTGTTGCGCCAACAGCGGGAATGGAAGCTTTCTGTACTTCCACTAGAGAGAAGTATATCTATACCGGAACTCAGTGGGTGGGAGTTAGACCTAGAACAAAACGCAAAGCCCTAACTGAAACAATCAACAACAACACCTCCTTCCAAGCTGACGACGCTCTCTTCGACTCTGTTGAAGCAAACAGTCATTATAAGATTAACGTCAGAGCATCTGTACTAACAGATGCTACAGCTGGGTTGAAATGGAAGTTTACTATTCCAACTCTAGCTTCTGGCACATACGAAATGATGATTTCCAAAGAAGGAGTCCCGGCCGATATCCAACACTACCTTCGGTACTGGGATGACGCCACCGGCGACAGCGCGTCTCTTGCCACCAGCGTGCTCCATACTTTGAACTTCGAAGGCTATCTCACAACAGCAGCAAATGCTGGCACCTTCCAGTTCTACTGGGCTCAGAGCACTGGCGTCGTATTCAATACCCAGGTCTTCTTTGGGAGCACTATTGAGCTGCTGAAGGTGGAACTGTAAATGCCAATCACCATCATGGGTGTCGGGTTGCGTGGTCCTAATGGCGAGTCCGTAGGCGTCTCAGCCAAAGACTACGGAGCCGTAGGGGACGGCGTCACCAACGACACCGCCCATCTGCAAGCTGCCTTAGACGCAGCTCTATCCTTAAATAAACCTCTCTATATTCCATCAGGTACGTACCTCAGTGACGCATTGACTTGGCACCCGAAGGTGAAGATATTCGGTTCCGGCAGAGATAACACAATAATCAAAGCTAGATCGAACTCTATCACTCTGCTAAGTTACACCGCTACGACTTACACCACGGGGTTTGTGATGCGGGATCTTACCCTAGACTCCAACAGCAAAACTAGCGTCAATCTCGTTCACCTAGATGGTGGCGACGACACAAAGCGAATCGGAGATGTCGACTTCGCTGATGTCACCTTCTGGAGCACAGCTACTCGTGGATTGTGGTTGGAGTTTTGTGTTGCTACGCGTGTCTCGAATTGTCTTGCTGAGTTGTGTGTCAATGGCTACGTCATCGAAAACTGCGCTGACACCAACCTCGACCAGTGCTATGCCTTTCTAGGAACAGGCACTGGATTCCAGATCATTGGTACTGCCACGGCAGGCACGCACTACGACGAAGGAATCCGTCTTACCAGCTGTGTTACCAATGGTCAGTCTGTTGGTATCTCTGTCACGGATCACGACTGGGGTTCGGCAGTTGGCTGTTCGTTCACTACATGTGATGGTGGGTGTGCAGCGCTGGATGCCGCTAACAACTGGTCTTTTATCGGATGTGAATTCGCAGCAGGAACGAGCGACGCCGGGATCCAAGCTGCCGCAGCTTGTGAGAATATTCTTATCAGTGGATGCCGAGTGGCACTGAACTCTTTCGGTGTTATCGCTCAGGGTGACTCCTGGAATATCTCTGGTAATAACTTCTACGCCGGAGCGAACGTAGACATCTTTTCCAATGCTCTCACTAACAGCATCATTGCTGGGAATAGATGTGCTTCAGTTGGAGTTTCTCAGTCAATCTATACAGCTAGTGCAGTATCAGGAACAACGATCTCAGGTAATGTCACCTCTGGAACTATCTCTGGATTTGACTACACCAACTTCGAGTGGGGCAACCAAACGCCTTCATCCTTTCATCCTCCAATTCTTTATGGGACCGGAACTCCGGAGAGCGCTGTTGCAGCTCCAGTGGGGACGTTGTTTATGAGACTAGATGGAAGCACGAGTACGACGTTGTATGTCAAAACATCCGGCACAGGAAATACTGGGTGGACTCCAAAATAGAAAGGGGATGATGGATGCCTACTGTAACAATTATCGGCACGGGAATCCGTGGCCCGGCAGGAACGCCAATTGGCCTCTCCGTCTCCGATTACGGCGCAACCGGCAACGGAACTACAGATGACACGGCAGCTATTAACGCTTGTCTAGCTGCTGCTACTGATGGAATGATTGTTTTCTTTCCAGCAGGTACATATCTACTGAGTAAAGACGTCAACGGATATATGGTCAAGGTGACTAAGAAACATATCACTCTGTTAGGCCAGGGCCGAGACAAAACCATCTTGAAGGTGAAGAACTCGGCAGGAGAGTACGTCGCAGTTGTTAGCGACGGAACTGTCTCTGGAAACACAGACATCTCCGGGCTAACCGTTCGTGACCTCACCATTGACGAAAACCAATCGAACAACACGATGGCTGACGTCTCACTAGCTACTGGCCCAATCTTCAACGGCTATCCAAGAATTGCTATTCGTTGTTACAACGGCACCGACGGTCTTATTGAGAACGTAAGATTCAAGGACTGCGATAACGTCAACACCGTTGCTATCAACGGTGGCGCTACAATTATCAAACGTTGGAAGATTGTAGGTTGCTTCTTTGAAAATACGGGTGTCGGGACATCCCACGATCACTCTTCAATTTACTTCCACGGCACCGGAGTCACAGTACGAGATTGTGTATTCACAGCCGGTGGAGCCGCTGCTGCTACCGCAATTGAAACTCACGGTCCATACCAGGTTATCGATGGTAACCAGGTTTTCAACTACCTCTGTATGGCAAACGTCACCGGTGTTTCTGCTACCCCCTCAACTAACATCATCGTTACGAATAACGCCGGCAGAGGGCTGATGGTCGGTATTCATCTGTGGTGCTATGACTACGGCGGCATCAGTGGATTCGCTCTGAACCAATTACTGGTTGCTCATAATCAAATCGAAATTGACAGAGATGCATGGGATGCAGTTGTAGGATTCAAGGTCGGCATCCTCTTTAACAACGGCTCTTCTGCTTGTGCTAGAGACGTCAAGATCGTAGATAACCAAATTAGCTGGAAGCCAATTACGGCTACCGCAGTATCTAATGACAACTACTCAGCTGGCATCCTCTGGATTCGTACGGTTTCGGTTACAGAGGGCACAGAAGATGATGAAATCGACATCAGTAGAAATACAATCACTGGTTCGAATGGTCCTGGAATCTACTACATTCCAAAGCTTCTGACTAAACGCCTGAAGATCAATGACAACATGATTGTCAACCCGGGTTCTAGTTGCACCTCTGCTGCTGCCCGAGTGGGGATCCTTATTGATACAGTTACTCTTGGAACGACAAGTCTGTTTGATGTTCAAATCAGTAGAAACGCCGTAGTTGACGAAAACGGTACACATAAAGTTGCTTGTGCCATCGATACTCAGAACATCTCCACTCTAACTGACGGCAGACTTCTAGACAACACCCTCCGTCTCGCTGACGGAGTCACAACCCTTCCTGTGGTGAAAGGTGACGCTGCGTCGGCGTGGTACTGCCGACAATCGATGGATGTCTACGTCGCAAACACTGGGGTCTACACCACTGGCTCTGTAATCTTTGAAACATCAACCGGCAAAGAATACCGCCAGACGGCTACGCCGAGTGGGAGCACGTGGGCTGATGTCAGAGCTGAGATGACTACAGCGACGTCTAACGTCGCTACGAACACGTCCAATATTGCGACGTTGAACGCTAACATTTTCCGTGGTTCAGGTTCTCCCGAGGGGGCTGTAACAGCGCCTGTCGGATCGATCTACCACAGAAGCGACGGTGGAACTAGGACGTCGCTGTACGTCAAAGAGAGTGGCTCTGGGAACACCGGCTGGCTTGACCAAACGGAATTAACGACTGCGACAACTAACATCGCTACCAATACATCAAATATCTCAACACTTCAGACGCAGATTCTCGGGCGCTTCTTCCATAAGTTTGTTACTGGCTTCTACTACTCAGTTCCGCAAGTTAGAGGGTCGGTGAGCAACCAGGTTGCAACGCTTAATCAAATGTACCTGATGCCATTTTTTGTTTCGGAGACAACAACCTTCGACCGCATCGGAATTACTGTATCTTCCGGAATAGCAAGCAACACAGCTAGATTAGGAATTTATGCTGACGACGGTCATGGACGTCCAACAGGCGCCGCGCTCTTAGATGCTGGAACAGTTGATACATCAGCTGCTGCTTCAGTAGAGGCAACGATCTCTTACCAACTAACCCCCGGGCTGTATTGGGTTGCCATGGCTACTCAGGGCGGAGCTAGTGGCGCCACAGTCGCTCAATGCGTTACTCCGTCTCTCCAGGTCGGCGCGGGGTCGCTAGCTAACGGCATCACCGGTAGAAGCGCCTACAGCCAAACCGGGGTAACGGGCGCGCTTCCGACCTACTCTGCTTCAGGAGCAGTGGCGTTCGCGCCAGTGGTCGCACTAAGAGTTGCTAGTGTCCCGTAACCACCAAACCCGTTAGGAGAATAGAAGTGCATGAAATGGTTAGTGGTGGTCCGAGATTTGATCTCTATTGCCGTGGGTGCCTTCGGCCTAATCCACAGTCAGTTAACGGGGCAGTCGTCAACGGAACTCCTAGCAATCTACACAGTCCTTCTCGGTTATCCAGGAGTACTACAGATGGTGGAACTAAGAAAGAAGCCACCAAAAGATGGCCCCGGTGGGGGATAGTTCTAGCAAGCGGATTCGGGACGCTATTCCTCGCAGTCCTACCATTGGTTAATCACCTTACTGGAACCTAGGGAGGGTAGAGATGGCTTCCTTCGAAGACAAAACAAGAGTTATGCTAGTTGTAGTATTTACTTCAGTTTTGGTTATGACTGGATTGAATATCTTTTACTCTGATGAACGAATCAAAGAATCGAATATGTATTTCTGCGATATCGTTATGACGGTCAACGACGCCTACAGAGAAAACCCACCAGATCCTCAAACTCAGACGGAACTAAGCAAGAAGCTCCGGCAACAGTATGCCGACCTAGAACGTCGGCTCC